CTGCAGATCTACGACACGAAGGACGCGATTCCCGAAGCGTGGCGCGAGCACTACGTCGAGCGCGACGGCAAGTGGTATCCGGACGTCCCCGCGTACGAGGCCGACCGTGCGAAGCTCGGCGAGTTCCGCGAGAACAATCGCAAGCTGTTCGGCCAGGTCGAGGAAGCGCAGCGCCAGCTGACCGCCTTCCAGGCCGCCGGCGGCGACCCCGTCAAGATCAAGCAGATGCAGACCGAGCTCGAGGAGCTGAAGCGCAAGTCGGCCGGCGTCGACGACGAAAAGGTCGAGGCCGAGATCAAGCGCCGCCTGGGGCCTCTTCAGTCGGAGCTGTCCGCCAAAGAGCAGGCGATCCAGGCGCCGCTGCTGAAGGCGAAGGAAGAAATCACGGGACTGTCCGCCACGATCGAGGAGCTGGTGATCGATCGCCACATCCGCGACATCGTGGCGATGCATCCCGAGCTTGGCGTGCAGCCCACCGCCATCAGTGACGCCCTGCCGATTGCACGGCGCCACTTCCGCGTCGAGAAGGGCGCGGACGGCAGTTATGTTCCCGTCGCGTACGAGAAGACCGGCACCGGCGACGACGTCAAGCGCTTCTCGTCTCGTCGCACCAATGAGCCGTATGACGGTCGCGACTTCCTGCTCGATCATCGCGAGACCCGTCCGCACTGGTTCGCCTCCGAAGGCGGCGGCGCGACGGGCGGGAAGCCGAGCGTACTCCGCGGCAACGTGCTCGAAGTGAGCAACGGACTGATCCGGGCCGACCCCGAAAAGGTCGGCTCTGGCGAGATCGAGGTGAGGGTCGGAGGGTAACACCTTCGCCCGCGGCCCGCGCCCGAGGCGCAGGCCGCAACGTTGGCGCCGCCCGAGGCGGCAACTCGACCCCCGAGGGGCCGAGGGAACCTAAACGCCCGCAAACACGCGGGAGGTTTCTTCGAACCTCAAGGAGTCGAAATGGCTGCCAACGCGATCAATCCTATCATCCCGAAGCTCCTCGGCCGCGCGATGCTCATCCTTCGTGAGCGCTGCACCATGGTCGGCCTCGTCAACTCGGATTTCAACGAGGAGGCCAAGGAGTTCGGAAAGACTGTCGATGTCCCCGTCGACGACGAGGACACGACCGCCGACGACGTCACCCCGGCGGTCACCGCGCCGACGCCGACGGCTGCGAATCCCAAGACCGTCCCGCTCACGCTCGACAAGTGGAAGCACAAGGATTTCTTCCTGGGCGACGACGACATGACCCGGATCGACAAGGATCGCCATTTCGTCCCGATGCAGATGGCGAACCGCGTCCGCGCCCTCGCCAACCAGATCAATCAGGACATCTTCGCGACGTACAAGGAAGTCTACGGCTACGTCGGCGACGCCGGCACCACGCCGTTCGGCGCTTCCGGCTCCCTGGCTGGCGTGAACGGTGCGATCGGCCCGCGCGAACAGTTGGCCAAGCAGCGCTGTCCGCTGGACGATCGAGCCATCGTCCTGAATTTCGCCGCAGAGGCGAAGGCTCTGGCACTGCCCGAGATGGCCGATGTCGAGCGCGTCGGCGAGCGTGGCGCGAAGATCAAGGGCCTGATCGGTGAGCGCTACGGCTTCATGTTCGCCGCCGACGACCACGTGCCGACGCACACCGCCGGCACGATCACCACCGGGCTGATCGCGAAGGCCGCGACCGCGCAAGCGCTCGGGCTGAAGGCGATCGTCTGCACGACCGCCGCCTCCACCGGTGCTTGCGCCCTCGTCGTTGGCGACATCATCACCTTCGCTGGCCACGCCCAGACCTACGTCGTGACCGCCGCCGCAACGCAGGCGTCTGCCGCGAGCGACGTCACCGTGAACGTCGAGCCCGGTCTGCAGAAGGCCCTGGTCGGCAGCGAGGCGGTGACCGTCAAGGCGACGCACGTCGTCAACCTGGCGTTCAACCGCGGCGCGATCGCCTTCGCGAACCGCCCGCTCGTGTCCAACAAGGTCGAGCGCGCCAATCGCCAGATGGCCACGATGCAGGACCCGCTGACGGGCCTCATCCTGCGGCTCGAGCTCATGGGCCAGTACAAGCAGACGGTGTGGGACTTGGACATCTTGTACGGCGTCAAGCTCGTCCGGCCGCAGCTCATCGTGCGCGTCGCCGGCTAACCGGCGCGCGCGGCGCGGCCACCACCGCACGACCCAAGGAGGACGTATGGAGCCCACACTGGTGCCGACCAAGAAGGTCGGGCTGAAGAATGCCGACGGCCAAGAGGTGACGATCAACGTCGCCGACTTCAACCCGGAGGAGCACGAGGAGCTCGCCGCGGAGAAGCCCAAGGCCGCCGCGAAGCCGAGCGCTGACGCCGGCAAACCCGAGCCCAAGGGCGCGCCCGAGAAGTAACCCGGCTCCCACTCACTATGCCCCTGGCTCTCATCATCGAGGACGGCACCGGCAAGGCCGACGCGAATGCCTTCGCGTCGTTCGAGTCGGTGTCGTCGTACGCCCAATGGCGCGGCGGCCAGATCAAGGCCGCGTGGGACAAGCTCGACGAGCAGGGCCAGATCGCCGTCATCATCGACTTCACGCAGCTGCTCCAGCACGTCGAGTGGGAGGGGCGGCGCACGTACTCGGAGCGCCAAGCGCTCGCCTTCCCGCGCACGGGACTCTACCACCGCGACACCGGCCTGGTCGTCGCGCAGGACGAGATCCCATCGTTCCTGATCGAGGCGACCGGCGAGGGCGCGCCGTGGCTCTCGACGCACCGGGACCACCGCCTGACGCTCGAGGAGGACCGCCGCACGTCGAGCTCCTCGGTCGCGGGCCGCTCGCGCTCGTTCTTCCAGGCCCCGCGGCTCGAGCTGTTCCCGCCGTCGGTGCTGCAGAAGATCGCGCCCTACGCCCAGAACGCCGCCGGCGGATCCAGCGTCACCATGGCCCGAAAGCTCCGGGTGGCCTGATGATCGGCGCCGACGTCGACACCAAGGAGATCGAGCTCTACCAGCGCGCGCTGGTCGGTGCGCGGAAGCGCCTGTTCGACGAGCTGGACCCGGCCCTGCATCGCGAGTCGCTGCGCATCACGCGCACAATCTCGCGCAAGTACCGCGGCGCGTCCGAGACCTCGCTGACCGCCACGCGCCAGGGCACCGGCGCGCTGCGCGGTTCGTACGGCTTTCAGGTCTCCCGGCGTGGCGGCTCGGTGATCGAGACCGTGATCGGCCTCATGCGTCAGTTCGCCAAGGGCAGGGCGCTCATCTACGGCTGGGTGCACGAGCTCGGCGGCATCATCCGCCCGACGAACACGCAGAATCTCGCGATCCCGCTCGCGGCCGTGCGCAATCCGTCGGGGATCGCGCCGCGGCCGCGCGACTTCCCGAACGCCTTCGTGCTGAACGCGAAGGGCATCGGGCAGGGCCTCCTGGTCGAGCGCCGCGGCGACACCATCGTCCCGCTGTTCGCGCTGCGCCGGCAGGTACGCATTCCGGCCCGCCCGCAGGGCGGCGCCATCACGGCGGCCATCCGCGACCACGACACGCAGATGCGCGCGGCGCTTGAGGCCGCGAGCATTCGGGCGTTGGCGGCGTGATGGCCATCCCGGTCCTACGACAGGTCGTCGCCGCGATCGGCCGGCGCATGCTCGAGCACGGCGGCGCCCAGGGCGTGTTGCTCGATGCGCCAATGGCGGTGGCGGACTACGTCACCCCGCCGGATCCGGAGAAGGACTTCGGCGAGCAGCTGCACCCGTTCGATTTCGTCGTCGAGGGCGAGGACTCGCCGGCCCCGGATGGGGATCTGGAATCCATGCTGATCTGCTCGACGACGATCGTCATTGAGCGGGCCTTCTGGTTCAGCGGCGCGGGCGACGACCGGTTGAAGCATGTCGGTGGCGCGCACCAAGCCAAGATCGTCGCGGCCATCTGGGTCGATCCTACGTTCGGCGGCCTCGTGTGTGACCTGAACGAGCAGCATGCCGGCACCCACGCCCTGCCCGGGGAAAACAACATCGGCGTTCACGCCTCGCGCTGGGAGGTCAAGTACCTCCGCCAGCTGCGGGACGCCACAGCGCAGTAACTGAAGGAGTCGCCGCATGGCCTTTGGACTCTCCGTCAAGAAGATCACCCCGATGTGCGCCATGAAGGAGACGACGTACGGGACGCGCCCGACGATCCTCCCCCAGACGCACGGCTTCGTCACGATGGCGTCGCCCAACCCAGTCCGGCCGGAGATGAACTTTGAGACGCCGGATTATCAGCAGTCGACCTGGACGCCGAACAAGGTGATCCCTACGAACCGCGCGCTACCGTTCAACTTCAGTGTCCCGCTGATGGGCGGGCAGGCGGCGGGCGCGGATTCGCCGCCTCGGTGTAATGGGATCCTCGTCGCGTGCGGCCTGAAAGAGACGGTGACCGCGTCAACCAGCGTCGTCTACAAGCAGGCACTGCCGTCCGAGATCGAGTCCGCGACGCTCGCCGCACAGCTCGGCGGCTTCTCGGCCGCGGGCTGGACGCACGAGATCAACGGCGCCTACAGCAACATGCGGATTCGGATGCCCTGGAAGGGTATGCCGATGATCGACTTCACCGGCCGCGGGCTGTTCAGGGCCCCGGCCGCTGGCGCGCTCCACACCGTGCTGGGCGGCACCGCGTGGGCGGGCGGCCCGACCGTCGCCAACAAGTTCGCGCTCACCTCGACCAACCGCCTCAGCATCAACAACGGGGCGGGCGCCTACACCGTCGTGGGCAAAGAGGTCATCTTCGACCTCGGTATCAAGTTCGAGGACGTCGGCGACTTCAACTCTGGCGCCACGGGCAACATCTTGCGCCAGGCGTTCACCGATTCGAGCGAGCCGCGCCTGATCCTCACCATCGCGCTCGACACCGACGCCTCCGCGCTCGCTTCGTACAAGGACCTGTACGACGACGCCGACGACGGGACGACGCATAACGTAACCTGGAAGTACACCGACCTCGCGGGCAAGACGATCCTGTTCGCCTTCGCCGCGTGCCAGGTGCTGACCGTCGAACCGGATCTCGATGGCGATCACCGCATCGCGCGCATCACCTACAAGCCGGTGGATGCCACGAACCCGTACGTGATGACGTACGCGAACTGATCTCGCGCTTCGAACGCCGCGCCGAATTGGAGGCACCCATGTCCGA